TTCAGCATGGCAAATGTTGAGATGCACAACTTTGTGCCTTACGAGAATCTTGACCAAGATACCGTCATTGGATGGATTCAAGCCGAAGTGGTCGGTGGCTATAAAGACCATGTAGAGCAGAAAATCCTTGCCCAGATTGAAGCGGTAAAGAATGAAATCAAGGATGTGCAGGCTACTGACTTTCCGTGGGCTGAACCCGTTGTAGAGCCAGAAGCACCCGTAACGACTGAAGCGGTAGAAGCCGATGGCTCTGCCGAGTAGTGGGCCGTTAAGCATTGCGCAGATTCGTCTGATGTTCGGCGGCTCTGCCCCTCATTCTTTGTCCGAGTATTACAAGGGCGGTTCTCTTGTCCTTACTACGGATACCGTGCCTAATGTGCCGACTAGTGGGGCCATCTCGATTGGAAACTTTTACGGCTCAGAGATTGTAGAAAGCTATGTTGCAACCGTAACAGCAGGAACAGCACGAAACAATGAGTATAATGCGTTTCCGTCAACCGTTACTTTAGCGGTAAACACAGACGGCGACATGGTAGGCTCAGGTAATTTCTCTAACTTTACTAAAGAATGGCTTACTGGAACTCCGCGAAGTTTTTATCAGGTGCGGTTTACCAAGATGTCGGACACCACAAGCGGTACAGGTTCTAGCGAGATATTGGGTACTTTTGATTCGTGGCTAGACTTAAATGCCGAGATAAGCATGACCGCTACGGCAGACAATGGTGTAAACCTGACAAGGACTATTACGGTAAAGGCAGAGGTACGGCGGTTAGTAGATTCCGTAGTAGTTAGCACCACAAACACTAATGTATTAACATTGATAGCCCACAGTAATGTTGGAGCACCGCCATGAAAACTAAGCTATTGATTATAATAGGCGTCTTGGCATTAGCTGGCTGTGAATCCCGTTACAGGTACGCCTGCCAAGACCCCGAGAAGTTTGAAACCATACATTGCACAAAAGACTGCAAGGGCGATGGCACTTGTCCGGCAGATGTCTACGGAGACCACTTAAATGACTAGATATACAGACAGCGAACTTAAGGCGCGGATGCGCTTTATTATTGGCATCGCCCTTTCCTTCACCCTTTGCGTCATTGTCTGCGTGGTGCTGTATTCCCTAGTCTTTGTGACTCAGCCCATTGGGGCTCAGGCCCCGAATGATGCAGAGTTTTTTAAGCTAATAGTACCGATTGCCACCTTCCTGACTGGCATACTGTCTGGGATTATGATTGACACGAAATCAAACAACGGAGAAAACAAAGAATGAGTCTGGCATCTTTACAAGCTAAGATTGGCGTAACGGCAGACGGCGTGTTTGGCAAGGGAACGTTGAAGGCCGCGATGGCCTATTACAAGCTAACCCCTGTTCAAGCGGCTCACTTCTTTGCCCAGACCGCCCACGAGTCCGGCAACTTCAAAGCCTTCTCTGAGAATCTGAACTACTCAGCCGAGGGCTTGCTTAGGATATTCCCTAAGTATTTCGACCAAGCTACGGCCAACAAGTACGCCCGGCAACCGGAAAAGATTGCCAATCGCGTCTATGCTAACCGCATGGGTAACGGCGATGAGGCCAGCGGTTCGGGATGGCTATACAAAGGCCGAGGAGCCTTGCAACTTACGGGCAAATCGAACTATAAGGACTTTGCTGACTGGCTGGGCAAGACCATCGACCCAAACGCTGTGGCTGATGAGTATGCCTTTGAGTCTGCCAAGTATTTCTTTGACAAGAACAAGCTGTGGGCAATCTGTGACAAAGGTGTGGACGACGCCACCATCCTTGCCCTGACTAAAAGAATAAATGGCGGAACCCACGGCCTCGATGACCGCAAGGCTAAGACCAAGCTGTATTATTCTTGGCTTACATAAGGCATAGTCCAAGACGATGCTAGGATTTCATTCTCTCTCAGAACACCCTATTTCCGTAATAGCCAGAATACGGTTGTTGTGGGAATCTGATATAATAGAGTCAGCAACGTGGACGCCGCATACAGCCGGTTCCGCAAGCTGGGTACCCTATTCCACGACTTCGGTCACATGGACCGCCCAGACCCCCTCGTCCACTATCTGGACCCCCCATAACACCACCCCCGCCACTTGGACGGAAGATTAAATGGCCGACACGACCACAACCAATTACAGCTACGTTAAGCCTGAAGTCGGCGCTTCTACCGATACTTGGGGCGGCAAGCTGAACACCAACTTCGACAGCATTGACTCTGGTCTGAAATCGGCCAACGATGCTATCGCGCTCAAGCTGAACACCAGCGCGTACACCGCCGCCGATGTTCTGGCCAAGTTGCTTACCGTGGACGGAGCCGGTTCAGGTCTGGACGCCGACCTTCTGGACGGCCTGAGTTCGGCCTCGTTCTATCTGGCCAGCAACCCGTCCAACTATATCACCGTTGCGTCGGTTACGTGGGCTAATCTGACTGGCGAACCGACCACTTTGTCTGGGTACGGCATTACCGACGCCGCCCCGCTGGACCCGCGCGTCCAGAGCGTTACGTCATCCGCCACCGTCACCCCGACGTCAACCAACGACGCCGTCCGCGTAACCGCCCAAGCCGCCGCCATCCAGTTCGCCAACCCCACCGGCACGTTCGCCGAGTGTCAAGGCTTTGTGATTCGGCTGAAGGACAACGGTACTGCGCGCGCGATTACGTGGGGAGCCGGCTACCGGGCTATGGGCGCGGTGTTGCCGACCACTACGACGGTCAACAAGACCATGTATATCCCGGTAATTTATAACTCGTCCGACGCCAAGTGGGACGTTCTGCCGGCTACGGTAGAGCAGTAATGAAGCCGATTGACGTCATGCGCTATCGGTCAACGGGTGGCGTTGTGCCGTCGCTGTCGGTAAGCGCGTCGTCCTCGGCGCCGTCGCCGACGGTAACGGCTCAAGTAACCTTTGCCACAGATGGCACTTACGTTGATGGCGACTCGGGTAACTGGTATCTGCCAACCACGCCGAACATCGGCAATTCGTACGACATCAAGCTGGACATTACCTCTAGCTTTTTGGGTGGCGGCGCCCCCATAGGAACTTACGGCACTTGGCTTTCGCTTAGTTCAGACCGCACGTTTGGCGTTCTTCGCAGTTCATCTACGCCGGGTAACAATAGCGTAAGCGGTAATCTGTCTATACGTACTGGTGGCGTCACCGTCGTAACTGGCACCTTCTCTTTTGACGCGGAAGTCACATAATCATGGAAGTTAAGCTCGAATACCAACTTGGCCAACTGGATGCCCGAGTGCGGTCTATTGAAGAACGCAACAAGCACATGGAAGCCAAAATCGACAAGATGTACGAAGTCATTACCCGCGCCGAAGGAAGTTGGCGCACATTGGTAGCCGTCGGCGCGGCCAGCGCGGCAATTGGCGCTGTTTTTGTAAAAGTCGTAGAGTATATGTTCAAACTGGACTCGTGATGTTTACCGATAAGGTTCACAAATACTGGTTGAAGTCCAAAACCGTCCTTTGGAATCTGGCCATTACCTTGGCTGGTATCTGGTCGATGTTTGAGGGCTACGCCCCCAATCTCCGGGCTGTTCTGGGTGATAAGTGGTTTGGCATTGTCATGTTCAGCATTGGCGTCATCGGTATTTGGCTTCGTATCATTACCAAAGACGCCATTGTCCCAGCAAAAAAGGCCGTAGAAAATGACCTTATCTCTCGTCCTTGAGTTACTAGGCGGAGTCCGAGCCGCGGTATTTGCGCTCCTCGCCTTTCTTCTTTTGGTCGGTTTTGGCGTTCAGACGTTCCGCCTGAGTAGCGCCAAGAAAGACCTGTTAGTAGCCGAAGCAAGCACGGCCAATATGACGGCGGCCCTGAAGCAGTTGGAAGCTGAAGGTAAAGCCCAAAAAGCCCGAGCAGACAAGGCCGTGGTAGAATATGCGGAAGTCAAGATTAAACTTGACCGTGCCAAGGCGAAAGTCATAACCAAACTGGAAAAGGTCTATGTTTCTGACAAGCAAAGCCAAGAATGGGGTAGTGTGCCTGTTCCTAACGCTGTCGTTGAGCAGTTGCGCCAGCCGGCCCGTTAAGGTCGAGGTCAAGTATCAGCCGTTACCGGCTGAACTTGTCGTACTCGAAGACCCCTGTACGCTTGCCAACGACCCGAAGAACAAGGACCTTGCCGAAGCCTATTACCTGTGCTTCCTGAAGCTGGAAGCCGCCAATGCGCGGCTCAAGGCCATTAAAGAGATTACGAACTGATGGCGCTTCTGCCCCTCAAACTCCCGCCGGGCGTGTACCGCAACGGCACCGACTACCAGAGCCAAGCGCGGTTCTTTGACGCTAACCTTGTTCGGTGGTACTCCGATACGCTCCAGCCCATCAAGGGCTGGCGTAAACGTACCGAAACCCAACTGACGGGCGTTCCGCGCGCCATCCTGACGTGGCGGGCGAACAATGCCACCCGTTGGGCGGCCGTGGGAACGCACTCAAAGCTGTACGCGCTTGAAGGCGGTACGACGGTAGTGGACATCACCCCAACCGGATTTACCGCCGGTAGCGCCAACGCCACCGCGTCTGTGGGCTTTGGTACCCAAGACTTTGGCGAATACGCCTACGGCGTTGCCCGTCCGTCCACCACTACGTCTGGCTCAACCCCGGCGTCCATGTGGCAGTTGGACACGTGGGGGGAATACCTTGTTGCTTGCGCACCGCACGACGGTAAGATTTATGAATGGACGCTTAACACCGCTAACGACGCGGTAGCCATTACCAACGCCCCAACTAGCAACAAGGGCGTCGTTGTCACGTCTGAGCGCATTATGTTTGCGCTGGGCGCCAGCGGCAACCCCCGCCTGATTAAGTGGTCTGATGTCGAGGACAATACGGACTGGACGCCGTCGGCCACCAATCAGGCCGGTGACATCGAACTTCAGACCCCCGGAACGATTCAATGCGGCCGTCGTGTCCGCGCTGGTACCTTGATTCTCACCGACTGCGACGCTTGGATTGCCCAGTACCAAGGCCCGCCCTTCGTGTATGGCTTTGACCGGGTCGGTACGGCCTGTGGCGTGGTATCTGCCGGCGCTGTTGCTACCGTGGAAACCTACGCCGTCTGGATGGGCGATTCGGGCTTCTGGGTGTACGACGGTTACGTCAAGCCCTTGCCGTCCACCGTGTACGACTACGTCTTTAGCGACATCAACACCGCCCAGATTTCCAAGGTCGTGGCCTTCAACAATACGGCCTTTGGCGAGGTCTGGTGGCACTATCCGAGTTCAGCCAGTACCGAGAATGACCGTTACGTGGCGTGGAACTACCGCGAAAACACATGGACGATTGGCCGACTCGCCCGCACCGCCGGCGATGATTCTGGCGTGTTTTCGTTGCCCATGCTGGTCAGCCCTGACGGCTACGTGTACGAGCATGAAGTGGGCTTCAACTATGACGGTGCTACGCCGTACGCCGAATCCGGCCCCATCGAGGTTGGCAACGGCGACAACGTGGTGATGATGCGCCAGATTGTGCCGGACGAAAAAACCCAAGGCGACGTACAGGCTCGGGTTTATGCGAAGTTCTTCCCGAACGGTGCGGAAACGGCCTTTGGCCCTTACGCCATGGGTCTGCCTACGGACGTCCGTTTGACCGCCCGGCAAGTCCGTGTGCGCTTCGAGGGCGTACGTAACGCCGATTGGCGGGTGGGCATTATGCGTCTGGAAGGCGTCTTGGGCGGCAACCGATGAAGTTGCCCCGCCCGCCAGCCCGCTACGATGCTCGCTTTGCGGAATCCCAAAGCGCCGAAATTGAACGGGAGTTACAGCGTAGCCATAAGAAAAACGAGAATATAGAACTCGGTGCTACGGCCATCATTATGACGTCCCCGAACGGCACCCGCTATAAATTAACCGTTGACAATTCAGGCGTATTAGGCACAACTGCGCTATAATATGGACAACATTATCCGCGAAAATGCCGAGAACGCCCGTCCATTTATTGAGGCGGCCTTGGAATATTCAGGCGGAAGTCACAATTTTGAAGATATTGTTGACGGAATACTGTCCGGCGAAATGCAACTTTGGGCTACTGACAAAGCGGCATTAGTTACTGAAATCCACCTTTGCCCACGCAAAAAGCGGTTTCACGTCTTTCTCGCCGGCGGCGACCTTGCCGAAATCACGCGCCTTGCGCCGATACTTACCGAATGGGCCAAGGGTCAAGGGTGCCAGCAGATAACGCTTACCG